GTCGCCCGTGGTGCCGAGCAGCGCGCAGTAGTCCCCATCCGTGAAGGCGCTCGTCGCAGTCACGGTCGCGAGCTGACCCGACCCGAGATACAGGGTAGCCGTCACCGTGGTCGAGTTGTCGGCGTTGACCGTGCGTTGCAGCGTGAGGGTGTACCAGACCCCACGTGTGAGACCCGAGCCGACCGGGATCGACGACAGGATCGACTGCGTGCCCCAGTCTGAGCCGGCGAGCACAGCGAGCACCGGGCTGCCGATGTCGCTGAACACGCCGACGCGCGGGCCCGACCCGTTGACATCGAGCCCCAGGCCGATCTCGACCACGATGCCATCGTCACCCTGCGCGGCCGAGATCGAGAAGTCGACACTCATCGTCGACACGAGGCTGCCGGCGATCCCCACGTTGCGGTATGCGTAGGCGGGGGCGCCCGTGTTGTTCTCGATCGAGACTTGGTAGCTCGGCGCCGGGTTGCCCGTCACGGCATCCTGCACCACGTTCGACGTGAAGTTGAGCTGGTTGATGAAGCCCGAGACCGTCCAGTTCGATGAGAGCACGTCGCCCTCGTCGAAGATGTTGACCGAGAAGCTCGTCGGCGTCGGGTCCACGCCGACCACGAGCGTTGGCGGCGAGTCCGGTGGCGGCACGCCGAGCAGGCGCGTCACCACCGGGTAAGGTTCGGGACCAGTGGTCGCGAGCGCGAGGTTCGTGAAGCGCGGTGCGTCGAGCCCGGTCAGGTAGGTGCGGTAGGTCGTGTCTCCCGGCACCGTGCCGCGCGCCACGTCGACTTGCTGATCCCACGAGAGCCAATACTGGCCCGCCATGAGGGAGATCGTTTGCACCGGGCCGGCGTTCGCGAGCCCATGCTCGGTGGCGAACTGCTTGAACGCTTCGAGGTCGCCCGTGTAGAGGCGCGCGTTCACCGCGGCTGCCGCTGCGTTGTCGGGCAGCAGCCGCGATGCCAGCAGCGGCACCTCGCCACGGAAAGTCTCGACGGCGCGCAGGGTCATGCGAACTGGGTCTCCGAGTAGAGCAGGCGGGAACCTTCGTTGTAGAGGAATTCGACTTCGGCCTGGGTAATCATGCGGGGCAGCACGAAGCCCGACATGAAGTAACTGTTCACCGTCACCTTCGCCGACGAATCGTTGTCCCCGAAACCGTTGCTGCCGAAGCGGTAGTCGAAACTGAAATACGCTTCCGAGCCCGCGAAAGCGCCGCCTGCGTGCGCGGCCGTCACTGGGACACCCGCGTCGACCCACAGGTGCATCGTCGCGCCGTCATAAGCACCTACAAGGAAGTGCCAGTTCAGTTCATCCCCGGCGGTCATCACCCTTGAGATGCCGACCCCATTTGTACCGTCAGATGACATCCCCCACGAAAACTCGTTTGTGCTGCGTTTGTAATACAGCATGTAAGACGCATCATCGAACTGCCCCCCATTGCCGGTTTGCCACCGCCCGAGAAGAAGTCGACCCGTAGAGTCGGACTGAAACGGCGCTTCGAGCTTGACCCACCGGCCAATAGTGAAGGGCTCGTCGCCGAAGTTCAACCGGGGATCGAGCGTTTTGGTGTTTAGGCTCTGCTGCGCGAAGTAGGGGTTGTAGTAAGCCGGCAAGAACACGCTGTCCCCATGCACCCCCGGCGCGGCAACGATGATCTCGGGCGTCGAAGTGGCTCGGCCCACATCAATACCGTGCCCGCTGTCATCGACAATCAGGGTCTCCCCCGCGATCAGAACAGAAGTCGCGTTCCAGTACGCGAGGAAGTCCATCGCATCGGCGCGCCGATGCGGGATGCGCGCGCCTACGGTCGCAGCGAGGTTCATGCCGCGCCCAGGTCGCCGCAGACAATCCACTCGTTCGCGGCGTGCTTGATGAGGGTGGCTGTTGCGTACTGACCCGCGAGGGTCGTGGACAGGGCCTCGCGCACGTTCAGCGTGACACCGACCGCAGCCTCGATTGTCACGTCCGCGGCGCCGGCCGCGTAGATCAGAATCGCGGTCCCGGGATCGAGATCGAGGTCGGCATCGGCCGGGACCGTGATGACTTGCTCTCCGGTAGTGGCTGTGCACGAGAGACCGTTTTCGGCGTCGTCGGCTTCGAGGCTAGTGTCGCCGGGGACATCGCGCCAGGACAGAGCACCCCCGCCGCCTTCGATCTCGATCTCCAGCACGTTCGTGTTCTCGCCGGTCCCGACCGACATGCTGGCGATGCCGCTCCCGGTGAAGTTGACGGTATCGACGGCTGTGCTGCCGACATCATCCCCCTCCCACTGCCATTGCAGGAAGTCAGGGAAGTCCTCGGGGTTGACCGGCGGGAAGGGCCCGACCGGGGTGACGCTGAATCCAGGCATGACGACCCCCTAGACGATGAACTGACGGGGCCGGATCCGCTGTGACCCCACGTTGAAGTCGCGCTGCGCCTCGGCCTTGCCGTTGGAGATGCCCGAGCGGAACACCCGGCCTTGCAGCAGGGCGCCTTGTGGGTCGCTCCAGGGCTGCCCAGGGACCGCGAGCAGGTAGGACAGCGCACCGGCCTCGATCTCGTTGCTGTACTTCAGCAGGGGCGCCGCGGGAATCTGCGTGGCGCCTTCCTTCGGCTGCACGATCAGCGTGATGAGCAGGCTGTAGGCGTCGTTCGGCAGCGGGTCGACGGCGAACTGGGCCTCGGGAAGGTACTGGTAGCGCACCGGCATGCCGGGCTGCATGTTCGGATCCCACTGCCCTGAGTCGCTCGGGACGATCGGCCAATACTGGATGCCCTGCGACTGGCTCTGCGAGCCCTGCATCGCGAAGACGCCGATGACATCGAGGTAGGGGTCGTTGCCGAGCGAGTATTGCCGAGCGTCGGCGATCGTGGCTCCCGCGACTGCCGTGCGCAGCCATTGGGTCTGCTTGCACCAGTCGCGCAGCGCGCGCACGTAGGCGCGGCGCAGCGTGATCGTAGGGCACTTGCGGCACACCTGGGCCACGTTCACGAGTTGATCGAATGTGTCGACCATGTTCATGTCGTGACCCCCGGCGAGGACGCCACCTTCGGTGACAGGGCGAGCTGCGCCTGACTCGTCGCGCCCACGTAGCGCGCCCAACTCTGCGCGAAGTTCGCGGCCTTGGTCAGGTCTTGCCGCTTGCTGTTCTTCGAGTAGGCGCGCGCCAGCACGAAGTCGAGCAGCGGGGCTTGGTAGGACGCGGGCACCGGGATCTCTTCGGCCGCGTACATCACCTGGGGCGGCGTGGCCCCGTAGAGCATCTCGACGGAACTGGTGCCGTCACTCGGCGGGAACACCTGAAACCGCAGCGGGTTGCGGGGGTCGACCGTGAAGTGCTCGATCACGGTCTCCTGCGTCGCCGCCGGCCAGAAGCGGTTCGCCTCTTCGAGCAGGCTCTTGTCGACTTGCGTGACAACCCGGCCGCCCGCGTTGCGCACGATGTCGAGCAGCGCCACCCCGTCATTGGGGATGGTCTGCAGCACGCCCGCCGCCAGGGTCACGAAGTCCTGCACGGTGTAGAAGTCGTGCTTGACGAGCGCCGTCGCCGACAGCGCCTCGTTCAGAAGGTCGAGCAGTTCGTCCGCGGACCACGTGCGATGGGCAGTGTCGAGCAGAAGCTCGGCTGCCCGATCGAGAACCGTGGCCGCGGTGATGCTCATGCGGGTTCCGGCACCTTGCTGGCTTCGAAGAGGCGGATCACCTCCTTGCGCAGCTTGCGGATGTCCTGGGTCGGCTCCAGCACCGCCCCGTACTCTTCAAAGGCGAAGGTCACGATGTCTTCCTTCGACGCGCTGCCGAGGTCGAACTCGTTGGTCGCTTCCTGGGTGTTGACCACCCGGATCGGTTGGCGCTTCGTGCCGGTCAGCCAGCGCATGCGGTCGGGCAGCGTGGCGTTGATGTCGCCCGTGTAGACCCGGTAGTCCTTGTGCGTGCGCAACCGCGGCGTGTTCGGCATCAGCCGACCATCGTGGATGTTGATGACCATCGGGTTCGTCGCATCCTGCTTGCGCTTCTTGCTCGCGGCTGCGGCTTGGGAGAGGTTGCTGTCTTGCTGGTCAGAGATCATGGACTACTCCGTTTGATCGGGTTGGGAGGGGAGCTTACTTCGCGCGGCGGCGGCGCACGGCGGCGAACTGCTTCTTGTCCTGCGCCTTGTCCTTCGGGGATCCTTCCTTGACCCCCTTGGTTTCCTTGTCGAACTTCGAGCGTTCGAAGGCCTTCATGGTCTTCGGGAGTTTCGATGCCATCGCGGGCCTCCGGAAAGGGGTGTAGGTGGAAAACCGGCGCCACGAGGGCGCCGGCTTCAGGGGTCGCCGGTCTCAGGAACCGGAGGGGGTCGTGCCCGGCGTGTAGGCCGGCCGCTTCATCTTCCCGGTCGAGCTGTTGCCCATACCGGGGCCGAGCGGGGAGTGCGGGTAGCGGGCCTTGGCCTTGCCCGACGCCTGGGACATTTCCTTCTGGATGGTCTCGGGCGGCACCTTGACGGGGTAGTTCGCCCCGTAGGGATTGCTGGTCTTCATCGTCGATTCTCCTGTGAGGATGGAAGGTCGCGGCAGATCGAGCCTGGGGAGGCCCGATCTTACTGCGATCAGGTCACGCGGACCACCGCGGTGCCCACGTAGTTCGGACCGATCACCTCGTAACCGAACACCATCAGACCGCGGATGATGTATCCGAAGTCGTTCGGGTTGTCGATCATCTGGCACTCGACGATCTGGCTCGCGAACGTCAGGCCGGCGCTGTGGCCGAACATGACGTAGGTGGCCGGGCCGGGCGAGGTCTGCCGCAGCAGGTTGCGCGACTGGTACAGGGTGAAGCGATCGATCTCGCCCACCTTGCCATTGCGCGCGATCGACACCCCATCACCGGCGAGCGATGCGATCCGCAGATCGGACATCTTGATGATCGCCATGAAGGCCGGGTGCGCCACCATCCACCGGCCTTCGTCGCTGACGTTCTGCTCGTCGAGCACCTGACCGCATTGGACGATGAAGTCCACCACGGTCGTCTTGCTCACCGACACAGGCGTCGTCGAGTCGCCGAGGTTGATGTTGTTGGAGTCGGCGCCCGCCGTGGTGCCCGAGTTGTCGGCGGACACTTCGGCCGGGATGGTCTCCAGCATGTCGGCGTCGGCCGAGATGCGGAGCTGGATCGAGCCATCGTTCGCGAAGATGTCCGCGAGGTCGAGGTCCGACTGCCGGCTGTCCACGGTCGACAGGGCGACGGCGAAGCTCTTGGCCTGATCGATCGCCAGCGTGACGCTGTTGTTCGTCGGGTACTGAGCCGTCAGACCCGCGCCGATCACGTAGTCACTGACCGTGACATCGGGGATCGTGCGGATCTTCACCTGGGCGCCGAAGCCGGCGATCTCGCCCTCGTAGTCGGTCGAGGCGATCTCGCCGAACACCGTGGTCTTGTAGAACTTCTCGACCAACTTGCCTGAGTACAGCTCCGGGTCGAAGTTGACCGTGCCGGCTGGCCCGTAGTCGGGCACACCCGAGGCGCGCGGCACGCCCGCGAAGAGCACGAGGCCGAGCGTTCCCAGGTAGGCGAACAGGAAGGCATTCAGCTTGGCAGCCGCGCCTTTGAGGAAGGTCTTCATGGTGGTTCTCCGAAAAGGGTAGAAGGGTCTACCCGCGCCGCGTCAACGGCTCGGGTGCGCCAACTTCAGCCTCGCTTCGAACGCCACGCGCTCGTCGTCCTTCACCTTGCCGAGTGCCGAGCGAGTGAAGAATGACTTCTTCTCGGCAGCCGTGGGCGGCGTCAACGCCTCCACTGCCGCCGCACTCGCGGGCGCTGCATCGGTCGTGTGCGACGCACCAGTCCCGTTGGGGGTGACGGGCGGCACGGGGCGTGCTGCCTGTCGCTCCCAGGCCTTGAACATCTTCGCGACCGCATCGGCATTGCCGCTGCGCACATGGATGTCCAAGAGGGCCTGACGCTGCACATCGTTCTCGTCGACTTCAGCGAGCCACGCGATCCACCGAGGATCCTGATCGATGGTCATGTAGTCCGGTTTCAGCTCGATGAGCCGATCCGTGAACTTGCGCTTCGCTGCGGTGGCTGCGTCCTCGCGCTCGCGCTCGCGCTCTTCACGAAGCGGCTTGACTGCCGCATCGATCATGCTCTGCGCGGTCACTTTGGCTGCGTCCATCGCTGTCTGCGCCATGACTCGACACTGCTCTTCACCGTAGGCTTCGATCTGCTCCGGGGTGTAGAACTTGGAGAGATCGATCTCGGCGGGAGGCGTAGCTGCAGCGGTCCTCGAAGCGAGATCCTCCTGCAGTTCGGTGATCCGCTGATTCAACGTCGCGAGCCGTGTCTGGTTATCCGATCGCTCGCGGGCCAGGAGGCCCTCGGTGACCCGGAACCGCTGTTGCCAGTAGTTCGGGTCGTTCGCGCGTGGATCACCTTCGACGGGGGGCGTCGGAAGAGCGGTGGTGCCACCTTCGGCGGCTGGCGCGGGCGCGGGAGGCGCGGGTGCCGCTGCAGCTTCGGGTGCGGGTTGAGCTTCCGGTTCGGGCGGCGCGTACCGGGCGGCTATGGCAGCCGAGCGACGCAGCACTGCGCGAGGGAGTTGCGTTTCATTCGAGGCTTGGGAAGCCGGCATTCATTTCTCCACGATCCAGAGACACCGAAGTGGCTGGGGTTCGATTGTTCAGGGATGCGCGGCGCGCGAGTCCCTCAGACCGGCTCGCCGGCAAGCGTCGGGAAACGCTTCGGCGCGACCGGGGTAGGTGGGGGAGAGGTCAGCTTCGCGGCGAGGTTGTCGAGGTAGATCGCCCGGCCCTGCTCGCGCAGGAGGGCATCACCCGACAACTTCCGCAGCGATGCGTTGCTTTCCGCGATCTCTGCCTGGATCAGCATCAGAAGCTGCTGCCCGTCCGGAGACTTCCCGAGTCGTGCCAGAAAACTGAGCTGCAGGGCATTCAGATGCATGGCGCGGGAGTATGCGCTCACTCACTTTGGGTGTCAATTGAACGGCATCCGGTCGATCGGCACCTTGTTCATCGGCGTCATCGGCCGTGCGCCGCCGCCACTCGCCATCTCGGCCAGGGTCTTCTCGGTGTTGCCGCTGATGGTTCCGGTCGTGAAGTAGCCGGCAATCGTTGTCGCGGTGCCCGCCGCGCTGTCGCTACCGTTGCGCGTGAATGCCTCGATCCCAGCCGCCCCGGTGTTCCACCAGTTTGAGCGGATGGTCTGGTTCGGGTTGACGCTATCGTTGACGCCACCACCAGGGCCGTTGAGCATTCTCATCGCCGCCATGCCGGTGTCCGCGAACATTTCGTTGCAGTCCATCGTGACTGTGCCCGCCGGCATGGGGTCGCCGTTGACACACTCGAATTGGAACGTGCTCCACGCCCTCGTGCAGCCGCGAGCAATCCGACCGCGTGCATCAAGCAGGTTGTTGGAAAACGTGACCAACGTGGTTCCGTCATCTTGGCTCATGGGGAGCCCGACGAGTGCGACTTCGTTGTTCCTGTTGACCGGGCTCGATCCGGCATATGACCACTCGTTCTGCGTGAATATCGAGCGGTTCCCGAGAATCTTCGCCATGACGCTGAAGCCGGTGAACTTGCACCGGCTCACGCGCACATCGTCGGTGTTGACCACGGCAAGGCTGCGTGCGTAACGGTTACGGATGTCGCACCGGACCACCGCTCCGTCGATGCGGATCCTTTGTGGCCTTTGCTGCGTCCCGTCCGCGCCACCGTTGGACGGAACGATGCTGAAGACCCCGTGCCCGCAGGCAACTTCGACCGTTCCACCAGAGATCACAACGTCTTGCGATCGGTCATCGCAGGCAACGGCCTCCCAATTCTTGTGGTCCGACCCTCCGGCGTCACCGTAAACCGGGGCGGTCACAGGGTCGATCATGTCCTCGTAAGTCCAATCTCCAGACAGTTCTACGTTCGTGACGTACTGGCCGGAGACAGTGGACTTCAAGAACAATCCGCGTTTGGACCCGAGCATCTGAACTGAATCGTAGAGAAGGTTGTTGGGCGTTGCCCCTGATGTCACTTCACTCCCTGCCGCGCAAGCGTAAAGCCCGAATATCGCGATGTCGTGCACCTCACTGTCGGACGCCCCTGATCCAGTGAACGTGAGGCCGTATTTCGCGCCGCCCGCAGAACTCGACCCGGCCAGGAAACGCAAGCCGCCATAAACCGTGACCGGATTCAGCGACGCGGATCCGGTCCATACCTGCACGATGAAGTTGCCGCCCGAGAGCCATCCGTACCAGATCCCGTTGCCTGAGAGGGGGTCGTTCCCGTTGACGAACCCGCTTGCGTAGTTGCCGTTCGCCAACCGGTACATCGTGCCCGGGGTCCAAGACGCCTTGCTCGTGCCCGGTCGCGGAGTGCCGACCCACATCGTATCGATTGTGGCCCACGTACCACCGGTGCCGACTGTCTTCTGCCACACGCCACCGCCGATGTGACTCCAACCAGAAGTTGTGTCCTCGTAGAAGCTGCCGTCGAGGAAAGGCAACTCCGTACCGTTGCCGTAGCGGTTGAAGACCAACCGCTTGTCATCCACGCCAGTCGACGAGCAGAACTTGCCCGCAGTGGGGATGAACACGCGGTCGTCGCGCAGGTAGAGATAGTCGTCGCTGGCCGCAGCGGCATAGGAGAGCGGGATCGTCGAGAAGATGATGCCCGCGCCGAACCCAAGGTCGCCACTTGCCGCGCCTTCCGAGCCGGCGTAAGCCGAGTCGACGTAGATGATCGTCATGGTTCAACGCCCCGTGAGCCACACGTCGAACGTGTCTACGGCAAGATATTCGGCGAACGGCGTCGTGCGCTGTGACGACAGCGAAACGTAGTTCGTCGCGCTGCCCCAGTTGCCGACCGTGATCGCCGCCGGGCGTGCTTGGTTGACGGTCCCGGCGTAGCGGTAGGCCGAGGTTGTGATGTTGCCGATACCTTTGAGTCGCAGCCCAGTCGCCGCCGTTCTGGCCGCGGATGGTTGTGCACCTATACATCGCGTTGATCCAGCCGTCGCCGTGAACGCCCCAAGCAGCGCCGCGTCAGCGATCGTGCCAGCCGAGCCACAACGCAACGTGACGGTGGGTGATTCTGCTACCCCGTTTTGTTTTTCGACTGACCAACGAGTCTCCAGCCCAGCACCATCGTATGGCAGCAAGCCTGCCGGTATCGCAACTTGGCAGCCAGTAATGATCCGCTCAGTACCGTCAGCGGTCGCGTTGTAGGTGTCTGCGAGCAGGGAGAAAATCTGCTGCCGACCACCGAACGGAACCCAGTAGGTGCCGTTGTAGCGCCAGAACGAGATCATGTTCCCGAGGTCAGACACCGAGCAAGTCATCCCCTCGACTGCTGTCAGCGCCAACATCGCCGCGACGGTCTTCGACCCCTGGTAGCCGTCCGAGATTGCTACTGCCTCGGCGGGCGTGACAGCGACGAGCTGCTGCAGCTCACCTAGGTACTCGTTCCAAACGTAGTAGCCGTCCTCGTACACGTCACCAGATGAACTCGTGGCGTGGTAGATGACCCCCTCGTCGCCTGTCGTGAGCGCGAGGATCTCGGCCGCAGTGGCGTCAGTCGCGCCGCTGGCCGCGGGGGAGTAATACTCGAAGGCGTTGTTCGCCGCGTTGCGGCGCAGGGCTTGCAGCGCAGAGCCTTTCGCCAGCCGCGCAGCCGTGCTCACGCCCGTGCCGTAGACGAGATCACCCTCGGCCTGCCAGATCGGGTCGGTCGCGATCGAGCCGCCGCTGGCGTTGATCTGCACGAACACAAGCGCGGTCACGTTGATCGTGATCGGGGCCACGGTGTTGCACGTGTACTGGCGATTCGCGTTCGTCGTGCCGGCGGTGATGAGTACGCTCGCGTTGAGGATTTCGTCCCCGGTGTCAGCGTCGGTGGTTCGAACAGGGGCGCCGCTGGCCTGAACCACGTAGAGCCCATTCTCGGCACCGGCAGCCTGATCCTTGACGAGAATCCGGTCATTGGTCGCCAGGACCACGCCGTCCACGGTGTCGCCGTTTTCGAAGCTCGATGCCAGGGTGCCGGCAACGGTAGTCGCAACGCGGCAAGGCAACTTCCACTTCAGGCCCGACACTGCATCGGTGATGTCCTCCGTGCGGGCGAGCGTGCCGCTCAACGCGGGCGCCAGCAGCACGGACGTGCCAAGTGCGCCCGTCACCGGCTGGATCGTGACCGACCCGCTGGTGCCGTTGCGCAGCTCGACCCCGCCGACCGACGAGCCGGCCACGCCGAGCTTGAGCTTGCTGACACCATCGGTATCGATGCCGGCTACCCGCTTCACATCGTCGCCGCCGTTCCCGAGGATGACGTTGTTCGACGTGAGCGAACCTTGGGTGTTCGTGACGGTGCCGCCCTGCCCCGAGGTACTGCCGGCCGCAGTCGCGGTGTCGGTCTCCACGTCGACGAAGTAGGGGCCCGAACCATCGTTCCGGACCCAAAACCCCGAGGGGAGCTGCTTGTATTCGGTGAGCACACTCATGTCAGACTCCTGAATAGCCCAGGCACCTCGACGGATTCGCCCGTCACGATGTCGTAGAAGTAGGGCCCGCTGCCGTCACGTTTCGTCCAGAACCCGGAGGGCAGCGGGATGAAGGTCTCGCCGCTGTCCTCGGCGGTCACGGTGTAGGGTCCGGTGCCGGTGTCCTTCACCCAACCACCGAAGGGGTTCTGTACGTAGCCCGGCAGGATCGTGCTCATGTTGCGCGCTCCGGTTGCGCGGGCCGCGCGGGCTGCTGCGGCTGCGCCGCCTGCAAGGCCTGCGTGACCGCATCCTTGATGATGTCGCTCGTGAGCTGCCCGACGCGGGTGTTGGCCTCGCGCTGGCCGATTGCCTGCTCCTTCGCCACTTCGGCCTGCATCTGGGCCTGCTGCATCTGCTGCGCGGCCTTCGCGTCGGCCGCAGCCTTCGCGTCCACCTCTTCCGGTGAGGGTACGGAGTCGGGCGACAGCTCCATCGAGACCGCCACTTCGCGCACGATGTTGGCGAGGTACTTCGGCCCGAGGATGTTGGCGATGATCGGGTTGCCGGCGGCCATCGCGAGGAACTGCGTGCGCCGTTGCTGCGCCGATTCCTTGATGAGAATCGCCGCGGCGCCACGCGGCACCACGATGTTGTCGCCCTTGATCGACTCGTCGGGGTTGTAGAGCATCTCGTTCGTGAACGTGTCGTTGATCGTCGGCTCGATCACGTTCAGGTCGATGTTGCTGATCGCCCGGCGCAGGCCCTTGGCTGCGTTGTTCATGAGCATGGACAGGCCGGTGGCCGTGTCGGCGCTGCCGCCCGCGCGCTCGTTGCCGTAGGTGTAGCGCGGGATGCCAGTGGCGTCGTCGGCGCGGATCTCCCACTTCTCGTAGGTCGCCATCAGGTTCGCGCTGTTGTCGTTCGCCTGGAAGAACCCGACGCCCGGGTTCACACCCTGCGTGGGGTCGCTCTTGAGCTGCCACGTCTTCCACGGGAAGATTTCAGCGGTCTGCTCGCCGTCCGCGAAGCGGTCGGCGTGCACCCAAGCCATCGGGCCGGATGCCATTGAGAGGTTGTCGGCCAGCGCGCACGCGATGCCGTTGCAGAACTTCTGGGAGGTCGCCGCCAAGTCCGGGATCGAGCGGCCCCAGAACGCGCCTGGGATCTCGTCGTAGCAGGCCTTGCGGTACGGGCGCTGCGCGAGCGGATCGGGGTTCAGCGCGGCGTAGAGAATGTAGCGCCCGCACACGAGCACGTTGCACTCGTACTCCTTGGTCTCTTCGATCGGCTTGCCGTTGTCGGTGTGCACGCCCCAGGTCATCAGCTTCCAGCCGGGGACCGAGCCCCAGTAGTTCAGCGCGTCGATCACGCCTGGGGGCGAGAGCCACATATAGAGGCTCTCCTGCTCCAGCCGTTGCCGCTCGGCCTCGGTCCAGAGCCACCCTTCGAGGTGCCCGCCCGAGTAGTCGCGCAGCGCGTCGTCGATCTGCTCATCCTTGTAGTTCGGCATGCCCTTCAGGTCGAACAGTTCCTCGCGGCGGAACCGGATGCGCTCGATGAAGTCGCCATCCTGCGGCGAGCGCGCCGAGGGTGCCGGGTAGCAGTCGAAGGGCGAGACACGCTCCCAGCTCTGCGCCGGGTTGTTCGACACGAGGGGCTTCCATCCGGCACCCCACGTCAGCGTCTTGTGCCGTTTGTAGATCGGCCCCTTCAGGATCGCCGCCGGGTAGGTCACGAAGTCCTCGACGAAGGCGTCCATTGCCTTCTCGAAGCCGCCCTGCGCGAGCCGGTCGGCGATCTGGCGCTCCATGCGGCCGGCGCGCTTGTTCGCCTCCTTGGTGATGGCCTCCTCGGCCTGATCGCGCAGCTTGTCGCCGATCTGCCGGGTGAGGTTGCGGAACTCGTCCCGGGAGAGGTTGTCGCCGCCCGTCTCGGCGATCTGCTGCATGGTCGCCTGCGCGGTCTGGATCGCCTTCACGACGATCCCCTCCTGCATCTGGCGGGGCAACTCAGGGATCGGCGTCGGCTCGACGCCCCACGGCTGCTCACCCACCGGCAGCACGATCTCCCGGATCCACGCGGACGCGGCGCGGCACTTGGTCTCCGTGAGGTCGGCCCACACGATGTTCATGCCGCTGTTGTTCGCCTGCATGGCGGCGAGCGCGGCCGGGCTGTAGACCCCACGGCGTGCGCGCAGACACGACAGCAGGTTCAGGTCGATCTTGGTCTTCGAGAGCTTGTTGCGCCCCCAGGCTGCGCGGCAGTGGGATGCAAGAGCCGACAGGCTGCCGGTCTCTTCGATCGTTTGCGACTTCGGGGCCTGCTCGGCGTCGCGCGCAAGCAACTGCTGCAGGCCTAGCGATCGGACAAGCGGATTTGCCATAGGGGCGCGGCACCCGTGGTGAGCATGGGAACGCCCGATTGCCCGATGGCGCGCATTATGACGCACGCCGGGCAGAAGCAGCAACCTACGCCGGGAACGCGGCGATCCGCTCGGCGAGGATGCCCGAGAGTTGGATCATGATGCCGCTCTGCTTCACGAGCCGGTCCTGCTCGGCCTCGGGCAGCGTGCTGAAGGTGTCGGACGCGAGGAACTCCGTGAGTCGGTCCAGCCGGGCTTCGTTCTCGGCGCGCTCGGCGACGACTCGTTCTTGGTGGGGTAGCATCAGGGTTCTCCTATCGTGACCACACAACCTGCCGGCGGCGCGCCGGCCGCGCGTAGGCACTCGCGACCTTCCGGTCGATCAGTTCGGGGATGAAGCTCAAGGCCAGCGAGTCGGCGCAGTCAGGTGACTTGCCGCCGTTCTTCTTGATGTCCTTCTTCGACTGCAACTGGATGCGGAATAGGCCATCGTGCCCGTAGTCAAGGGAGGTGAGCTGATCGCCCAGCTCGTCGTCATCCGGGATCTCGCCGTCCTCCAAGAAGTCGCGCATCTTCCCCCACGCCTCAGACCGCTGGTTGAAATACTGCTTCTGGTCCTTGGCCGGCTGCCCCCACATGACCGGGATCAGCGGCGGCAGGGGGATGCCGCGCGTCGCGCCGATGCGGCGCAGGGTGCTGTCCAAGTCCGCTCCGTTGCCGATCGCGTCGTAGACGATGCACGAGACGTTGGAAGCATCGCGCCGGTCGCGCTCGGCCTTCTTGGTGGCCGTGTCGCCGCGCAGCATCTCGAAGACGCGCCCGCCCAGGTCCACCCCGTCGAACCCGCTCATCTTCACCTGCCAGTGCACCTTGAGCCCCTGCCGCAACGTGATGACGGTGAAGTCGTCCCCGAACCGCGCCGGGTCGATCGCGAGCACCTTCGGGAACGGCTGATAGGCCAGCGGCGGCACGCGGCGCGTGCGCGCGCCGTGAACCAGTTCGGGCGAGATGAAGTTCGCGTAGCCGGCGCGCGGGAACATCCCCCGGACGCGCACGCGCACGAAATCCGAGTCCTCGCCGTAGTCCTCGATCCAGGCCTGGATCTGCGATTGGTTCGCGAACTTGATCGTGCGGCTGTCGACCCGGGTGTAGCGGTTGCGCTTCGGCTGGGTGCACCCTTTGAAGAAGCGCCCGCTGGTGCGCGTCGGGTTACCGTAGCGCAGCCACATGATCTGAGTCTTGGCGTCGGTCAGGGCACCCTCGGTGACTTCCCAAATCTTGTCGTCGATCGTCGAGGCCTCATCGAAGATCACGAGGATGCGCTTGCCCTGGTTGTGCAAGCCCGCGAACGCTTCCGTGTTGTGCGCGTTCCACGGCACTTGGTCGATGCGCCACGCCTTCTCCCTCACCGAGTCATGCGCGAGGTGGATGCTGGTCGCGGTGAACGTGAAGAGGGCCTTGCCGATGAAGAGCTGATACCACTTCGCCAGCTCGGCCCAGGTCTTCGTGCGGAGCTGCGTGTCCGTGTTCGCCGTGACGACCCCGCGGCAGTCCTCGAAGGTCGAGATCGCCCACAGGATGATCCAAGACACCTCGGCCGACTTGCCGACACCGTGACCGCTGCTCACGTCTTCCTCGATCACACAGCCCTCGGGGCCGGCCTCGCAGAGTCGCTTGCCGATCACGTCGAGCTGCTCGGCCTGCCAGGGCTCGGGGCCTTCCAAGCCTTCGAGCGGGGTGCCCTCGCGGCCCCACGGGAAGGCCCACTTCACGAAGCCGAGCGGGTCATCCCGGTAGCGGCCGAGGCAATCGAGAAGCTCGTCCATCGGCTCGCCCTTGATCGCGTCGGCGGCGATCTCCCCCATGCGGACC